AGTGGGCGCGGGCGAAACGGCCGGCACGGCTGCCGTCGTGGCTGAGTCCTGACGAGATGCGGCGTTTGTTTGATGCGATGACACCGGGGCCGCGACTGATGGCGCAGGTGGCGTATGGCAGCGGCGTGCGACTGGCGGAGTTGCTGGCGCTGCGGGTGAAGGACATCGACCTGGATGCGTGCCTCATCACGGTGCGCGGCGGCAAGGGTGACAAAGACCGTGTGACATGCCTGCCGCGCTCGCTGGTGTTCACGTTGCGGGCGCATTTGGAGCGCATTTGGTTGCTTTACGATGCCGACCGCCAAGCGGGCGCGATGCCAGTGTATCTGCCGGATCAACTGGAGCGCAAATATCCGAATGCTGGCCGCGAGTGGCCGTGGTTCTGGCTGTGGCCTGCGGCGAATCAAAGCACCGATCCACGCAGCGGCATCGTGCGCAGGCATCACATCCATGAGGACACGCTGGGCAAGGCGCTGAAGAATGCCCGCCGCCGCTGCGGGCTGAGCAAACGAGTCACGGCGCACACGTTGCGTCATAGCTTTGCCACGAACTTGCTGGCGAACGGCGCGAGCATTACTCAGGTGCAGGAATTGCTCGGGCACAGCAGTGTGGAGACAACGCAAATTTACACGCACTGCATCCCGCAGTTTGCACGCAGCATTACGAGTCCGATGGACACGCTGCCGCAACCTGAGAATGTGGTGCCGTTTGAAATGGACACAAGGAGGGCGGCATGAGTGAGCTGGTGACAACGGAACTGGGGCTGGCGGTGCCGCCAAAGCCTGCGGAGGCGTGGCGGGAGCACACGGCGGAGCGGTGGCGGGAACGTGACCCGGAAGGGTATGAGTTTGCGCTGTATCTGGTGCGCGAGCTGGGACTCACGAACAAATCGAAGATCGAGGGCATGGTGAGCCAGCATCGCCAGGCGCGAGGACTGGAGGGCATTTCACGCAACAGCATCATCGCGCTGTTTAACGACACGCGGGAGTTCAAACCCGGAGAGATTGATGAAATCATCCGGCGTCGCTCGGCGCTGCTGACGGCCGACGCGCTCGACAAGGTGGAGGAGCTGCTTTATTCCGCGAAGGCGGCGAAGGACCTGGGCGCTGCAAGCATGGCGCTGACGGCGGTTTACAACGTGAAGCAGTTGAGCAGCGGCGGCGCGACGCGGATCAGCGGGAACACGCAGGACAGCGCAAAAGCGAAGACGTTTGATGATTTCGTGAAGATGGCGCAGGAGCGCATGAAGCTGAAGGAGGCCGAGAAGGTGACGGAGGTGGAGGTGGTGCCGCTGGCGCGGAATGAGGAAACCAGAATGAGGAATGAGGAAGCATGAGCACGGACGAAACCAGAATGGCGTTTGAACTGCTGGCGGAGACGCAGCGGCCGCATGGTATGCTGGCTGCGTTGTCGGTGGATGAACTCATGGCGCTGGGGCCGGAGGATGCGATGCGGGCGGTGCAGGCGCGGGAGGAGCGCATTCGTGAGGCGGCGGATGATCCGTTTAATCACGGCTGGTTTTTCCGCTCGTGGGATGACATTCTTTGGGAAACGTGCCGTCTGCGTGTGGCAAATCCAGGCGTGCCCTGCACGATGGGCATTGGTGGCTCGAATGGATCTGGCAAGACGCAAGCGTTGGCGCGGTTCTACACGCTGGCGATGGAGCAATGCACGCCGGACATGCCGGAGCATCAGCGCACGTTCTGGACGTTCAGTTACGACGACGACAAGAGCGCGGAGGTGGTGGAGGCGGCGATTCGGTTCTGGCAGCCGAACGAATACAAGACCGAAACGGGCCGACTCAAGAAGATGGCGAACCAGAAGATGGCCTATGATCGCGCTGGCGGTTTCACCAACAACGAATGCGCGGTGATGAGCGGCGCGGTGTGCCGGTTCAAGACGTGGGCGCAGGACATCGGCAAGCTCGAAGGCCCGCGCCCCACCACGGCCTGGGCGGATGAAAGCGTGCCGGTGATGGTGCTGGAGGCGGTGGAGAATCGCTTGCTGACGGCGGCGGAGTTCACACACGAAATGATGCCGAAGTGGAAGGAGCTGCTGGCGCAGAAGGAGCGCGAGCCGGAGCTGTGGTTTCCGCGTGAGTTAATTGGCAGGCTGATGGTGGCGATGCAGTTCGTCACCTACACGTTCCGCGACGGTTACACGGAGACGGTGCGCTGGTTCATGGACAAGGCGGTGACGATGAAGGAGATCGAGGCCGATCCCGAGCTGCTGCCGCGTTGCGACGATCAGGGCCGTGTGATCGGTGGCGAGAAACTGCCCTGCGTGGTGCATTGCGCCATGCCGACGCGGCGCTTTGTGTGGATCTATGCGTGGCAAAATCCTCTCGGTGGCAACTGGGAGGGCATGAAAAAGGCCGAACTCAAAAGCCCGCGAGCGAAGAAACTTTGGAAATGCTACGGCATCGCCGAGGGCACGGCGGATTCACCGTTTCCGAACTTCAACGTGCAGGTGCATGTGCGTCCGGTTCCGGCCTGGCTGCCGCCGTATGAAATTGGAACGTGGTGGATGTCGCAAGACCCGAACGCAAGCGGCGGCCGTGCGTGGTTTCAACTGTGGGCGTTTGTGCTGGGCGAGGCGTTTGGCAAGATGCACCCCGGTGACATCCTCATCGCGCACGAATACCCGCAGACGAACGACATCGTGAGCGTGCCGGGCGCGGCGATCTACACGGGCGAGGACTGCGAATGGGCGCAGACGGGCGGCAAGAACGGGCTGGGTGTCAAAGGCAACGCGCAGAAGCAATGGCCCTGCGGCTATGCGTTCCGCGCCGCCGAGATCCGGCGCATCGAGGCGAAACTGGCCGACTGGCAGGGCGTCAAGGACATGCGCGGCAAGTTTGAGCGCAGCATGCTCGACCTCTACGGCCGCCGCATTTCCGACAGCCGCAGCACGAACACGCAGGTGGAAGGCCAGGAAGAGAGCAAGACCATCATCGAGTGGATGGAGGAAAACGATTTGTATTTCAGCCAGGCGGGCGGCAATGCGGCGGCGGACAACGTGCTGAGCGGTGAGCAGAACATTAACAGCATGCTGATGTGGGATCGTGAGCGCGGCATCATCCAGCCGAACGGCTGGATTGAGTTCGATCCGCAGCACGGGCGCGGCCCCGGCCTGTGGATCGCGCAGCATTGCACGAACCTGATCGGCGCGTTGCAGAACTACCCGGGCTACGCGGTGAGTGGCAGCAGCGGCAGCGCGTGGAAAGACCCGATCGACACCCTGCGCATTTTGTTGGCGGCGCGGCCCGAGCATCTTTCGGAAAAGGATCTGCGGATTGAGAGGGGCGGGAGTTATTGAGACAATCAGACAAGGCGACAATCAGATTATGAGCAACACGATGACAACAGCAAAAACCACGGCTTCAGCCAAACCGGCAAGCAAACCCGCGTTGAAAACCTTGATCACCTGGGCGGAGGTGATGGGGCATGCGAGGCAGGCGAGGATTTCCGAGCACACGGCGCGGAAGATTCTCTGCCGGCAGGGCAGCCCGGCGAAAATCCACTTGCCAACCATGCAGCAATTCCGGTATGATGAGGCCGTTGTGCTGCGGGAGTTTGGGTTGCTTTGATCCATTCCTGCCCGCACGGCCATGCCCACACTCGATTTAGATTCAGACGATGAATCCCTGCACGTCGTTGAAAGCGACGAAACTCTTGATCCCGCCTGGGTGATTGACGAGCTGATGGTGTCACTCACCGATCTGGGGCCGTGGATTCAGGACATGCAGGACCATGAACGCACGGCGCTGGCCGTGTGGGCGGGGCAGTCGCAGGACGGGCGGAAGCACGCGGCGAACTACGGCAAGAAGGTGTTCCCCTTTGAAGGGGCGGCGGATTCCCGCGTGCATCTGGCGGGCGCGGCGATTGACGAGCTCACCATGCTGGAAATGCTGGCGATTGAATCCGCCAAGGTGCAGGTCATTGCGATGGAAAGCAGCGATGCCGCCGCAAGCAAGAAGGTGGAGACGCTGATGAAATACGAGACGCGGCAGCGCATGCGCAACGAGCTGTGGCGTGAGCGCAATTTTGCGCGGCAGATCAAGCACACCTGGGGTCATGCCGTGATGCATGTCGGGTGGGAGCAGCGCATGGGCACGGCGCAGGCCACGGTGAGCGTGGACGATTTGATCGCCGATCACACACAGACAAAACTGGCCGAGGCCCGCATCCAGGCCGCCGACGCGGGCATGCAGCCGCTCGATGAGTCCGGGGAACTGCTCACCGCCGAGCAGCAGATTGCCATCGCCGACGCCGCCGAGGCGGCGCTGACCGATTTCCTGCGCTCCGACGATCCCGCGCCGCTGGTGGCGATGATCCGCCGCAGGCATCCGCTGCTTTCGCCCATCCGCGCTCGGCGTGCCGCCAAGGAGCTGCGGGGCGAGGATAGCGTGACGTTTGCCGCGCCGTATCGCAAACCAGGCAAGCCGTGCGTGCGGGCGTATCTGCCGGGCATCGACGTGTTTTATCCGCACTGGTGCGGCCAGGTGGACCGTGCGCCGTGGGTGGCGCATGTGGAGCAATACAGCGAGCCGGAGCTGCGGGCAAAGGCCAAGACGGACGGCTGGAATCAAGACGCTATCGACGCGCTGCTGAAGCTGGGGCCGAAGCCGGTAGTGGACAGCTCCGCCGTGCTGCACACCGTCGCCGCCAGCGTGGAGCGCATCTTGAACGAACCGGCGCGGGACACGTTTACCGCCCGCTATCGCAACCGCGAGCAGACATGGTATGAGGTGCTGCGCATCACGGTGCAGACGGTGGATGAGGAAGGCTTTCCAGCCGTGCAGGAGGTCATCTTGCATCCGTGGCTGGTGGGCAAGAACCGGCGCAAGGAGGACAACGAGCTGCTGTTCGTGAACCGGCTGCTGGATTACTACTTTGACGGCGGCTGTTATGTCGATCTGCGCCGTGAATACAAGGCGCGGCCGTTGTTTGAGAGCCGGGGCGTGCCTGAGCTGGTGGGCACGCATCAATACCTGCTCAAGAGCACGCGGGATGCGAGCATGGACCGGACGAGCTTTGCCACCATGCCGATTGTCAAGGTGTCCGCCCGGCGTGCGGGCAGCGGCACGCGCTGGGACTACGAGCCGGGCAGCAAGCTACCGCTGGCCTCCGGCGATGAGGCGGACTACATGCGCCCGCCTCCGCTCGACCAGGGCACGGTGCTGGACAGCAATGAGATCCGCAAGGACGTGGCCGATCTGCTCGGGCTGCATCACGGCGACATCGTGCCGGCCAAGGTGCAGATGCACCAGCAATGGATTGTCACCACGGCGCTGATGGAAGAGCGCGAGATTCTGCTGCGCATTCTCGCGCTGGATCAGCAGTTCATGGACCCGCTTTATGTGTCCCGCGTGCTCGGCAACGGGCCGCTGCCGTTCCAAGTCACCCGCGAGGAGATCGCGGGCAGCTTTGACTTTGTGCTGGAGTTTGATGTGAAATCACTCGACATGGAATACTTGCAGAAGAGGTGGAGCGCCCTGAAAGATGCGTTCAGCATTCCCGGCGTGGCGGGACAACTGCCCACGGTGCCGGTGGTATCCTGGCTGCTGAACAACATCGACCCCGGCCTCTCCGATCTCGTTACCGGCAGCCTGACCGAACGCAACGCGGCCGAAGGCGAGGAGGAAAAGGCGGCCATTGCCATGTTGCTCACGGGCGTGGAGCCGACTGTGACGGAGAGCATGGATGCCGCGACCCGCTTGCAGGTAGATCAGGAGCAGATGCAGAAGAATCCGGCCGTGGCGCAGGCGTATGCGGCGGGCGGCATGTTCACCGAGATGATGAACCGGCGCATGCAGGCGTTCCAGTTTGCCATCCAGCAGCGCACCGAGAATGCGCAGACGGGGCGGACGGGATTCAAGCCGGTGGTGGAGTAGCGGGAGACAATCGGACAGGGAGACAATCAGACCATGAGACAAAGCAAAAGCAGAAACAGCCGAGTGCTGGTTGAGACGTGCATGGAGTCCGGGCCGTTGACGGAGGATCAGATTGCGGATGCTTTGGAAGCCACGCATGAGACGCGGGAGCTGCGGGCGGTGATGTCGCTCATCGAATGCTTCATTGCGGAGGCGCACGCGGAGATGACACAGCGGGGGCAGGAGGCGCGGATTCGGGACGAGGCGGCGGGTGCGGCGCGTTTTTTGAAGGATCTACGGGCGGATGTGATCCGGCTCACGGCGCGGAAGAAACCGGACAAAGCACCTGAAAAGTGATGGCGTGTCATGGTCAATGACCGCAGGTGGCCGCAAGTGGTGCGCGTGGAATTTTGACGGCGGGGCCGTGGTGCGGTGAACGTGGCGGCGTGCGCAGGGCGCACGTCTTTTATGTTCATCTCCAATCATGCGGTTCCAAACGCACCGGCTGCCCGCAGGGCAGGTGGTGATGTCGCCTCCGCAGGCGGCACGGGCACGAACACACCCGTAGAAGCTGGTGTTCAGGGCGGTTCTGATGAATCTCCGTTGTCCATTTTCGAGTCACTGGCGAGCAACACGGTTGCCGAGCAGATGGCCGCGCTGGATGCAGCGGAAGGAAACAGGACAGAGCCGGTGAAGGCCAAGGCCAAAAGCCAGCCGACACAAGCCGCCGCGAAACCGAAGTCCCAAACTGTCCCCTCGACAGCCGACGATGACGACGACGCGGGAGCCGATGACGCAGACGAGTCCGACAAGACGGCCGGGAAATCTCAGGAACGCGACGCGATCCTGCCCGACGATGAGGACGAAGCCGCCGAGGCGCCCGCCGAGGATGAATCGAACGCTGACGAACACGACGACGCGGACGACGGGGAGGCAGGCAGCGACAACGACGACGATCCCGAGGACACGAAGGAAGCCGCCGCCAAGCTCAAGGCACTGGAGAAGGACAATTTCAAGACGCGGGCGAAGAACCGCGAACTGCGCGAGCAGCTTGAGAAAATCCAGGCACGGATGCAGGAGCTGGAAAGCCAGGGCACGACAGCAGGGATGCCGGTTCACGGCATGCCGGAAGGATTCGAGGCCGTGAAAACGGAATCCGATCTGAATAAGCTGGAACAGCAATGGCAGGCGAGTCTGGAGTGGGCCGAGGATCACGAGCAGGAAGGCTACATCGGCAAAGACGCCCAGGGCAATGAGGTGGAATACACCCCGCAGCAGGTGCGCCAATACCGCCGCCAGATGGAGAAGGCATTGAAGCAGGCCGACAAAGCCCGCACGGTGCTGAAGGACCGTATGGCGAAGGAAGCCGAGGCCAAGGCCGCCGCGAGCAGGAAGTATCCCTTTGTGCTCGATGCGAACAGCAGCCGCCACGCGCTCGTGAAGCAGCTCGAGTCCGAGCACCCTGAAATCAACTTGAGTCCGCAACGCGCCCTTTTGCTGGGCCGCCTGGCGGTCGCCAAGCTGATCGAAAGCGGAGCCTACGAACTCGTGAAGAAGGGCGGCAAAGCCGCCGCCGTCGTCACCCGGAAAGTCGCCACGCCTCCCTCCCCGCCGCCTGCTCGTCGCCCGGCTCCCAAGTCGGACGCGCCCGATTCCTTTGCCAGTCTCGCCATGAGTCTCGCGCAAGGCACCGTGGCAAGTCTGACGAAAGCCGCCTGACGGATGAGACCCGGAGCTTCGCGGAAAACCTGAACTTCAACACTTCAACTTTTCCACGACCATGCCCGCCACTTTTGAGCGCACCCAAACCGGCCGCCGCGAAGACCTCGCTGACGCCATCTACAACATCGACGCAAAGGACTATCCTTTGCTCTCCTCCATCCCGAAAGGGAAGGCCGCCGTCAAAACCCGTTTTGACTGGCAGGCTGACAGCTACGCCGCCCCGAGCACGGATGGCGTCGTTGACGGTGCCGACGTGAGCACCTACGAAGACGCCGCCGAGAATCGCGGCCTGCTCTCCAACTACGTCCAGAAGGTGCGCCGCACCCCGATGGTCACGGAGATGGCGCAG